TACTTGGGATGCCGGAGCCGCTGGTGCTAGAAGCATTAGAGCAACTGTTATGTCAGGAGCTCCTACTAAAACAATATTAACACAGGTATCAGATAGAGATAGACATTTATTTCATTTTGGAACAGAAGCAACTATTGGAAATACATCAACTCAAGATCCAATGCTTATAAGATTTTCTAATCAAGAAGATTATACTGTTTATCAACCAACAGCTACTAATACTGCTGGTACATTTAGATTAGATAAAGGTAATAAAATTGTTGGAGCTGTATCTGGTAAAGATTATACATTAGTATTAACAGATAGTTCAGCTTATGTAATTCAATATGTTGGACCACCATTTACATTTTCAGTAAAACAAGTTGGTACGAACTGCGGATTAATATCTCAACATGCATTAAGTTATTCTAATGGTATGGTATTTTGGATGTCAGGTGAAGGTGGATTTTTTGTTTACGATGGTACAGTTAAAGCACTTCCATGTTTAGTAGAAGATTTTGTATTTACAAATGATGGAGATAACTTAGGTATTAATTACGATGCTGCTGAAACAACTTATGCAGAACATAATTCTTTATACACAGAGATTAATTGGTTTTATCCAAAAGCAGGATCTCAACAAATTGATAGATGTGTAACTTATAATTATGGAGAAAATGTTTGGTATACTTCTTCATTAGCTAGAACAAGTTATGCAGATCAAGGTGTGTTTGATTTACCTTATGCAACACAGTATTCAACAACAGCTACACCTAACTTTATGATACAAGGTATAACTAATTTAGCTGGAGCATCTACTTATTACGCTCATGAAATTGGAACTGATCAAGTCAATAGCTCAGGTACAACTTCTATTGATGCTTATATACAATCTGGAGATTATGATATTACTGCTGCTAGAGCTCCAACGGGTCAGGCTACAGGAATAGCAGACTTAAGAGGTGATGGTGAATTTATTATATCTATGAGTAGATTTATTCCTGACTTCAAAGTGCTTACAGGTAATTCAAAAATTACATTATTGCTAAATGATTATCCATCAGAGACAGCTACAAGCTCACCTCTTGGACCCTTTACAATTAGCAATTCTACTGCTAAAGTAGATACTAGAGCAAGAGGACGATTGCTTTCAATTAAAATAGCTAATGACGCTGTAGGTGAAACATGGCGTTATGGTACATTAAGAGTAGATTTAAGACCGGACGGTAGAAGATAATATGATATATCCACAATACGCACCATATAATTTATATAATTCATTAAATGATATTGATGATATTGAAGGAGTAGCAGGCGACTCAGCTTTTCTTGGATCTGCTATGAAAAATTCAGTAACTGGTTTTAAAGATTACACAGACTTTATAAAAAGTATTGCTGAAGCAAAATTACAAAACAATAATTTAGGAATTACAGGTACTGAACAATTTCAAGATTTTTATTATGATCCTAATAAATATTATGCAGACTTTCCAGGTTATCAAAATTTACCAGAACAAAAAATTTCAAGTGGTAATAGAAATGGAATACGAGGTACTGAACAATTTCAAGATTTTTATTATGATCCTAATAAATATTATGCAGACTTTCCAGGTTATCAAAATTTACCAGAACAAAAAATTTCAAGTGGTAATAGAAATGGAATACGAGGATTACTACAAGCTGCTATGGGTTATATTTCAAAATCTCCAATTGGATTAATTGGTAATTTATTTAGAGGAATAGGATCTTTAAATAACAGATTACAAAATTCAGATTTTGGTAGATCAGCTACATTAGCGGAATTCTTACAAAGAAGAAGAGATAGAAAAGCAAGAGAAGAAGCAGCTGCAAGAGGAGCTCAAAAAGAAATACAAAGAAACATTAGAGAAGGTACATCCGGAGATATTGGAGGTGGCTGGACACAAAGAGATACAGGTGGTGGAACTGTTTCTTTTTCTGGACCTTCTGGTGAAAGTTTTAGTGGTTATAGTAATACTCAAGAAGGAATAGGAGCTGCATCTGCTGATTGGGGAAGTAGCTAATGGCCAGAATAACATCTTACATTCCTGAACCAAAACAAGAATATGATGTAGAAAACCAAAGACAGATTCTTCGTGCGGTTGATACTATTAAGAATGAATTAAATTTTTCTTTTCAAAAAGACTTTAAAGATGAACAAGATGCTTATAAATGGTTTATATTCTAAATGACTATACAATATAAAAATCAAGGTTTTAATTTAACCACTACTAATTTAACTACAGTATTAACTATTAACACTAGTTCTGTGGCAATTGTAAAAAGCATTAGTCTTACAAATGAACATAATAGTAATAATTTAACTGAGATGTATTTACATGATTCTTCTGCATCTGCGGATTATGAATTTTTTCACAAAGATTTAACTGCAGACGCAACAGAACAGGCTGCAGGTCAAGTTTTAAATTTAGAAGCAGGAGATAGTATAAAGGTCCAAACAGAGGTTGCAAATACTGTAAAAGGTGTTATAAGTTATGCGTTAATAGATAGGTCACAAGAAAATGGATAAAGATACATTAAAAATTAATTGTACAACTCACGTAGTAATTAAAAATAAATTTACAGGGAAAGTATATAAAGACGAAGCAGAAAGAGATGCGGATATCAATGACCCAAATACTTCTACAACTCAAGATCACATACAACAAGATCTAACAGTTGAAGTATCACCAAAAGGTCTTGAAGCGCTTAAGAAAGTAATGAGCAAGAATGACAATAAATCCTAGAGGCGGAACAGAATTACAATTAGAATATCTAAGAAAGTATGTTGATTCTAGTTTATTAGATCAAGTACAAATCACAACATCTGTACCAGAAAAGATTCCATTACATCCAACTAAAGTAAATATACTTTGGCAAAAAAATTCATACGATCAACCTAATCTGGCCCCATGGTTCAAGGATAAATCTAATCATAAAAAATATGATTGGTATGTATTTAATTCTAACTGGAACTATGAAAAATTTAGAATGATGTTTGATATACCTTGTGAAAGGTCTGTTATAATTAAAAACGGTATAGACAACATAGAACCTAGAAACTTGAATCTAATTGGTAATAGAAAAATAAAAATTATACATCATTCAACACCTTGGAGAGGTTTATCTGTTTTATTAGGTGCAATGCAATTAGTAAAAAATCCAAATATACAATTAGATGTTTATTCTTCTTGTGAAGTATATGGTAAGGCATTTGCTGAAGCTAATGATAAGCACTATCAAGCTTTATATGATCAAGCAAAAAAATTACCTAACGTAAGTTATATCGGCTACAAACCAAATGAGTATATAAAACAAAATTTAAAAAACTATGATTTATATGTTTATCCATCTATATGGGAAGAAACATTTTGTATATCAGCTTTAGAAGCTATGGCTGCAGGTTTATATTGTGTAATAACTAACTACGGTGCACTATATGAAACATGTGCAGAATTTCCAATGACAATTCCTTATTCTGATAACTATAAAAGTCTATCACATAAATTTGCTGCTGGTATCGATATGGCTGCAGAAGCGATTAAAGAACCAGGCATCCAGGATCATTTAAAAGCACAAATAGATTATGTAAATAGATTTTATAATTGGAAATCAAAAGGACAAGCTTGGACTAGATTTTTAAAAGGAGCAATTGAACATGCAAAATAATGAACCCATTTGGTTTAATGGAAATGAAAATACAAAAGAAATAAAAATTCAACAGCCAAAACAACCTATTAAAATATTTGTAGCTATTCCATGTCATAGTGAAATCAGTATTCATACTTGTCAATCTTTATTAGTACTTCAACAAGAATGTATGCAAAAAGGAATATTAATTAGTTTTAGTTTAATGAAATCATCTTTAGTACAGCAAGGTAGAAATTTATTAGTAGCTGAATGTATGAATGATCCTATGAAGTATGATTACTTATTATTCATAGATTCTGACATAGACTTTCAATCTAAAACTATATTTACTATGATAGAAAAAGATAAAGATATTTTAGCATGTCCATATCCAATGAAATCATTCGATTGGGACAAAGCATGGAGAAGACTACATAAAGAAGCTCTTGATGAATCAGATCATTTAATGAAATCTGGTTTTACTTTTCCTATTAAAGTACATAATAAAAATGAGATTACAGTTAATAATGGAGTAGCAGAAGTATCTCATGCTCCTACTGGCTGTATGCTTATTAAACGTAGTGTCTTTGAAAAGATGATGAAACATTATCCAGACTTAAAAATAAATCAACCTACCATTGTTAATGGTAAAGAAGTATTTAAAGAAAACTTCTTTAATTTATTTGATTGTGTTCATGATCCTAAAACAAAAGAATTTTTTGGAGAAGACTTTGGATTCTGTAAAAGATGGACAGAAATGGGTGGTAAGGTACATGCCTATATACTTGACTATATAACCCATGTAGGAGAATACCAATATTGTGGTAGACTTTGGGATGAATTACAGTATACTAAACGTATTGACGAAAA